AGAATCTTGATACTTACGAAGGACGGATCGAGGCAGGCAAAGCAGCGCGTGAAGTAACTGTTGATTTCTCTAAATCCGGAACGCTTGCAGACACTGACTTAAAGTACTTACGTGCTGTCATTCCATTCCTTGGTGCGCAATTGCAGGGCGTGAATAAAACATTAGGATATTTCACTGATACGACTAATCCCAACAGGGGTAGATACTTCCGTCGTATGGCGTTTAATACTCTGCTTGGGGCAACACTGATGACTGTTCTGCGCGGGATGACATGGGAACCGGAAGAGAAAGATGCATACGACGAAATGAGCGCATACGAAAAAATTCGATATGCTCATGTGAAATTGCCAGGAGTAGGCATTGTCCGAGTAAAGAGATCGCAGGACGGAATGATTGGATTCTGTAACGCATTAGGCGAATTGCTGCCGAATATCGTTACCGGATATGATGATAGTGACTGGTCACAATTCGTGAACATGGTCGGCGAAGTGGCAATAAATATGCTGCCGACAACACAAACTGTATTCCAGCCTGTAATTGATGCCATGAATAACCGGAATTATTACGGTGGAGAACTGGCCGGTGATGAATTCAGCAACATTGCTCCGAGGGACAGATACAAGCCGGAAACACTGGGAATATTCAGGACAATGGGAAAGCTGTCAGGATTCCCGCCAGTAGCATGGCAGTACCTGGCTGAACAGTATACTGGTAGCGGTGGCAAATTCCTTATGTCTTCTCTGTCGAACATGATGGATAATGAAGGCAATCCGCTATCTGATGTATGGGATGCAATGTACGACGAAGTACTGGGGAAGTATTCCTACAATGTGGTCACTTCCAGCAGAGCATCGTCAGGATTGTATACATATTACAACCAGCTAAACGGAATCATTGATAGTGATAAGATGGGTATACGCTCTTCCTTCCTCAGCTCTGGCCTATCTGATGCGGAATATAAACGGGCATTGAAGGAAGCTCAGCGTATGCTGGATACTCATGGCTTTGTAAACACGGCAAGAGCGGATCTGCGCAAGATGTGGAATGAATATAATAAGATTAGCAACAACCCCAGGTACTCAAAGCAGGAAAAAGAACAGATGCTCTACCAGAAACGGGTAAAGATAAACCGGAAAGCAATGGAGACGAATCAGAAGATCGCAAGATACTTTGACAAGTACGGACCATTTGATCCGGCGAAAGAAGTTGCTAATTTCGTATTGGGTAACCTCAATGAGTTGTTCGACGGTATCGTTAAGTAAATATACGGGATGGCACGCCACAGCGTGTCATCCCGTGTCATATTTCGTGTCATCCTTTGCATTTCAAAAGAAGCACGAATGTCTTATTTTGAGGACAAGTGTATTATAAATCGTACAATTATCAGCAAAAGAAAGCAAGCAATCTGTACAAATCGCATAGGCATTGACGCCATTGCATATTATACGGGAAAATATTTATTTTAATTTATACCGATAATATTATGGGGTCGTGTCATCTGTCGTGTCATCCTTCTTGTATCTCGCGGCGATTGATGACGCAAGCTTCGCATTCACGCTGGATCTGTGTTGCTTCATCAGATCGGCGTAATACCTATGAGTAAACATCGGATCGGAGTGTCCAGTCATCGCAGCCAGCTCCTCATCGGTAGCTCCCGCATTGATCGCATTGGTGACGAAGTAGTGCCGGAAATCATAAAGTCTCATATCAGCCATTCCCAGTTTTTTGCGATGAAAACCCCAACGATGCGAGGCGGCACAAGCGTTGCCATCAAGCAGATTCTTATCATCAGCTTTTCTGGTAAGCACCATTTCAAGATCTTCTATCATTTCCCATGGCACCGTGACGATGCGCTCTCCCGCTTCAGACTTCGGCGCTTTCGTTATGTATTTTCCTCCCTCTCCCCTGACTGTTGCCTTGTTTACGGAGATTGTCCCCAGGCTTACCCCATCAATTACGATGGGCTTCTTGCTGATATCTCCCCAGGTTAGGGCCATGGATTCTGCCGGTCTCAGGGATGCTCCGGAAGTCAGGGAAATGTAAGCATACATCTCCGGATCGCTATCTCTGAAATAATCCATAGCATCCTGAGCGTCAGATTCATCAAACTCTTTCAGCTTCTTTTTCTTGATAGGCTTGAGTTTAATCTGATCAAAGGGTAAATTGATTTTATTCCATCTGAGTGCTGCTCTGACAAGTCCGTATTGAGTGCGTACTGACGATGGCTGGAGCGTTTCGTTCATGCCATTGACAAAGGACTGTAAATCGTCTATACTAAGCTCGGACGCGATGATGGCCATAAAATCAGGGTTTGCGGAATCCCTGATACTTGCATAGTTTTTGATCGTGGCCGGACTGATCTCCCGGTTGCGACAATCTTCTATGTACGCATCTAACACCTCCTTGACTGTGAATTGAGAATGTTTTTCATTGTGATTTTCTCCTTTCGCGATTGAAGCTAAACCACCTGCTGCAACCCACGTTTTATACTGTGAGTTGCAGTCTTTTTTTGTTTTCCCCGTGAAGGATTTATAGATCTTCTTCCCGTCTACAGTACCCACATATTCCCGCATCCGGATCTTTCCGGACGGGAGCGTTTGATAGCTGCCCATAATTACCTCCAATCTTTTAAATAGATTATGCCATCTTTGCTTCTCTTGCCTTTTGATGATGCTCCAGCATCTCATAGGCAAATTGTCTCGCCGACTCCTCAGCATTCCGATACAAGTCGATCAACTTCCATTCGTCTGTAGATAGACTGGAAGATGATTCTCCTTCTATCAATTCGCTTTTGGTGATTCCGAAATAGTTTGCCATCCTCTCAATGGCTCCCATACGAGGGAGTCTTGTTCCATTTTCCCAGGATGAAATTGCCTTATCTGATACATGGGCAATCTCTCCCATCTCTGCCTGACTCAGGCCGTAGCGCTCTCGAAGGATTTTTATATGCTCTCCGATCTGCATTGCGGAATCCCTCCTTTCTATTATAAGTATACTTCAAATGTAGCTAGAGCACAACAGATAGCAGAAAAAAATTTACAAAAAGGGGTTGACACTCTACACTGCGTAGAGTATACTTAGCGCAAGCTTCCCCGAAAGGAGGTGATGAAGTTGGGTATGACACTCAGACAGGCCCGAAAATATCGAGAACTTACACAATCTGATATGGCTAAAAGATTAGGGATATCGCGCGATACTTACATCAAGCTGGAACGCAACCCTGACAAGTGCACGATGGGAATGGTGCGCGAGATATCCAGGGTTCTGGATATGCCCATGAACGAAATCATTTTTTTAACCCCATGACTCTACATTACGTAGATATGAGAGGAGCGTTCCCATGAAACATGACAGCAAAATGGATATCCGCATCCAGTGCAACAGGGCTGTTCGTGCCTTGATGGAAGCGGAGAAACTCATGAGCCAGTCTCCGGAATACCAGGATTCCCCGGCTCATAAGGATGTGCAGGAGGCATTCCTGCTGGTGGCAGAAGCAATAAGGAAGTACATAAAGGAGGAAGAATAATGAACGATAGTATCAGGGATAGAGACTCCCGCAAGACGGCGCTGATCTGCGAACGCTTTGACCAGGCCACAAGCGATATGGAAGATATCCGCGCTTTTATGGCCTGCGATCTGATCGATAGCCTGCCCACAGATATCATTGATCTGCGCATGATCTATGAATCCATTGGAAATTTCCTGCATTGCATACAGCTCCTGCAGGAAGAAAACGATGACCTGGATTACCCGGTCATCGATGCCCCGCTGGCTGGTGGTCGGAAATGACTACCAGCCAGAAGATGGGGATCTGGAAGAAGCAGGATGAATACATCACAAGAAAGCTGATGATACTCCGGACCACTGTTAAGGTGGTGGACAATCTCGACTTTCAGGAATTCTTGCAAGTGATTCAGATATCCCGTGCGCGATTCTATAAGCTTCTTGAAGATCCAACGACAATGAAGCTTTCGGAATACCGCAGTATCTCTACTGCAATGGAACGGTACCATACAGAGTTTACCCTGAAGGAGATAGCTATATGACGTGCTATATGGCCTTGCTCTTCATCGCCGTAATGCTCATCTGTGATTGGGCGAGGTGGGAAGATGAAGAATAAAGATGTCAAGTGCCGCAATATGGACTGCCATTCCTGGAAGAATGGCTACTGCAAATTGCTTGTAGAAGATCCAATACAGCCGTGTTGCTTCTACAAGAGCGGCATCAAAGTCGAGCAAGAACGAGACGAGTATGCGGTAAAAACTATAGGACTCCCTCAAATGCAGGATGGAACCTATAAGAAAGTGTTCGAGCAGCCCCAATTTTGGGCCGAATGGATTCGACAGAAGAAAGGAGTAGAGGTGAATGAAGATTGCTTCGCTAGAACTCGAGAATGTGAAGAAGATTAAAGCAGTAGAACTGCAGCCATCGCCTGATGGCCTGACTATTATTGGCGGAAAGAATGGCCAGGGAAAGACCAGCATTCTAGACGCCATTGCATGGGCGCTGGGCGGGAGCAAGCGGGAGCCGTCAACGGCGAAACGGGACGGATCGCTCACGGATCCGTACATCCATATTGTCCTGGACAATGGCCTTATTGTAGAGCGCAAAGGGAAGAATAGCGCTCTGACGGTGACAGATCCGGAGGGCCAGAAGGCCGGACAAAAACTCCTTGATTCCTTCATCAACGAGTTTGCTCTGGATCTTCCGAAGTTTATGCAAGCATCAGATCGGGACAAGGCAAAGATACTGCTGCAGCTAATCGGCGTAGGTGACAAGCTGGCCGATCTGGAGCGGAAAGAAAAAGCGCTATACGACAAGCGCCAAGCATATTACCCGCTCATGACGGCGAAGGTCGCGCACGCTAATGAAATGCCGGAGTACGTAGATGCTCCGGCAGAAAAGATTTCTGCTGCAGATCTGATCGCGAAGCAGCAGAAGATCATCCAGCAGAACAACCGGAATGAGCAGGTGAGAATCAATCTGGGTAGCATGAAGAGCAAGCTATCCATGGATACTTTACAGTATGAGCAGTTGTGTGCGAAACAGCATGAGCTGACGCTCATGATTGATAAGCTGCTCAAGAGCATTGAGGAGCAGAAGGATTCAATCCGGATTGCTGAGGACGAAGTTGCTAACCTGGTTGACGATAATACCGCAGAGATTGCGGAGCAGCTTGAAGAACTGGAAGATCTGAACCGCAAGGTTCAGGCGAACCTTGACAAGCAAAGAATGAAAGATGAAGCGACGGAGATGTCGCTTCAGTATCAGAACATGTCAAAGGAAATTGACGATGTTCGCAAGGAAAAGCTGGAGCTGCTGAACGGTGCCAATCTTCCGCTGGCCGGACTTGGCATCAAGGACGGATGCCTGACCTACAATGATATGAAATGGGATTGCATGTCCGGAGCGGAACAAATGATTGTAGGTACTGCAATCGTCAGAGGATTGAAACCTGATTGCAAATTTGTCCTGATGGACAAGCTGGAGCAGATGGACATTGACCAGCTAACGACATTTGATGCATGGCTCCGGAAAAAGGGGCTGCAGGTGATCGCAACCAGAGTCAGCACGGGCGAGGAATGCCAGATCATTATCGAAGATGGAATGGTCAAAGACGCCGCAATTGAAACACATGCGGCAAAAGCAAAGGAGGATTTCCCATGGTAATTTCGAGGGGACGGATTCCAAAAGGGCTTAAATGCGTGCTCTATGGCACGGAAGGAATCGGGAAGACTACCTTCGCTTCCCAGTTTCCGGGCGCCATATTCATTGATACGGAAGGCAGCACCAGCCATATGGACGTGGCGCGTGTACCCGATCCGCAGAGCTTCGAGGAAATTGTGGAAGATGTGAAATACTTCCAGAATCATACTGAGGAGCTCCAGACGTTGATCATTGATACTGCTGACTGGGCAGAGAAGGAAGCGGTGCTTGAGATCATCGCTTCCGGGAAAGACAAGAATCCACCCTACACCAGCATTGAATCCGTGCCATATGGCAAGGGATACACAATCCTGGCTGAGAAGATGGGACGGTTGCTGAATGAATGCTCAACACTTACAGAGCGCGGCATCAATGTGGTGATCACTGCTCACTCCATGATGCGCAAGGTGGAACTGCCGGATGAGATGGGCAGCTATGACCACTATGAACTCAAGTGTGAGAAGAAAACTTCTCCGCTGATTAAGGAATGGGCAGACCTATTGTTGTTCGCGAATTACAAAACGTACATCGTTGAGGATTCGCAAACTGGAAAGAAGAAGGGAACCGGTGGCGCGAAGCGCGTAATGTACACAGCTCACACAGCGGCATGGGATGCAAAGAATCGCTTTGGACTCAAAGATGAATTACCTTTTGAGTTTAAGCAGATCGAGCATCTGGTATTCAATAAGCCGCAAGTTGCCAAGTCCGAAACGCAAGTTGCCAAGCCTGTTGACAAGCCTGTGGAAAAGCCCGCTGAACAGCCTGGCATTCTTCCGGAACTCCAGCAGCTTATGAATACCTGCGAGATTACAGCGGAAGAAATACAAGACAAGTGTGTGGCTGCGGGATTCTTTCCTGCAGGAATGCCGCTGTCGCAGTATCCGGCAGACTGGGTGCGCGAGTATATCGTAGCCAGGTGGGAAGGACTTAAAAATCAGATACTAAAAAGCAGAGAGGATCTGCCATTTTAAGGAGGGTATATGGAAGGATATGAATTAGGCTGGGACCTCCAGCTAAACGGTGTATTGGACAAAGTAACGATTCCGGAAGGAGATTATTCTTTCGAAGTCGTGAGTTATGAACGCAAACGCTGGGCCGGGAACGACAAGAATCCCGCTTGCAATACAGCAGAAGTAAAGCTTCGTGTATCGTACGACGATGATAAGACTACAACGATTACGAATACTTTCTTCCTGCACAGCAATTCGCTGAACCCGATCAAGTCATTCTTCGTTTCAATCGGCGTGGTCCCGGAGGGAGGGAAGGACAGTATCAACGTGAGCTTTGACCAGGCGATAGGTGGATCTGGATGGTGCCATGTGGGATTCCAGAAAAAGAATCCGCAATTCAACGCCATTACACGATTCTATTTCCCGTCTGAAGCGGCGAACATCATTGCCAAGCAAGCAGTACCTGAGACGAAACCGGCAGCGGCTCCCGCTGGTGGTGCTCCATGGTAACATTACGGAAGTACCAGCAAGAAGCAGTAGACGCTGTAATCCAGAAGTGGGATGACGGGCAACTCCGGCAGTTGCTCGTCTTGCCCACGGGAACCGGGAAGACAATCTGCTTTGCGGAGATTGCGAAGCGGGAAGTCATGGCCGGGAGACGTGTTCTGATCCTGGCCCACAGAGGAGAACTGCTGGATCAGGCACGGGATAAGATTAAAAAATCCACGGGGCTTGAGTGCTCTGTGGAAAAAGCAGAAGAGTCTTGCTTATCCCTGCCGTACAGAATTACGGTGGGCAGCGTTCAGACTCTATATCGGGAAGATAGGTTGGTGCAATTTCGGCATGATCACTTTGATACCATCATTGTCGATGAGGCGCACCATGTACTGGCCGATACCTACATGACGATTCTTAGTTACTTCTTTGATGCTCGTGTCCTGGGGGTAACTGCTACTCCGGATCGCGGGGATCTGAAAGATCTGGGGAATTTCTTTGATGGGATAGCATACCAATATAGCCTACCAAGGGCCATTAAGGATGGATACCTATCAAGGATTCGCGCCATGACCATTCCTCTCAAGCTGGATATCACAGGAGTTAAAGTACAATCCGGAGATTATTCGGCAGGGCAATTAGGATCTGCTCTGGATCCATATCTGGAACAGATCGCGGAAGAAATGAAACAGTACTGCACCAACAGAAAAACAGTAGTTTTCCTTCCTTTGATTGCTACTGCGCAAAAGATGTGCGGCTTATTGAATAATAAAGGTTTCCGTGCTGGTGAAGTACACGGCACTTCCCAGGATCGCGCAGAGATTCTGAGCGACTTTGATAATGGAAAGTACGATGTACTCTGTAATTCCATGTTGCTGACTGAGGGTTGGGACTGCCCAAGTGTGGATTGCATCGTCATGTTACGCCCAACGAAAATCAGGAGCCTGTATTGCCAGTGCATCGGAAGAGGAACACGGCTGCATGACAGGAAAGATAATCTGCTGGTGCTTGATTTCCTGTGGCTGACTGAACGTCATGACCTGGTCCGGCCTGCCGCTCTGATCTGCTCATCTCAGGAAGTCGCTGACCAGATGGAGAAGCGGCTTGACGAAACGGCGGGGACAGATACGGATATCCTTGACGCAGTGGAAGATGCAGAAGCTGACGCCATTGCTGATCGGGAGGCCAAGCTTGCGAAGCAGCTCGAAAAAATGAAGCATCGCAAGCGTAAACTTGTAGATCCTCTCCAATATGCTATGTCGATTATGGACAATGACCTGCAAGAATATCAACCGATATTTGAATCAGAAACCAAGGCACCATTGGCAGCACAACTAAAGGAGCTGGAGACAAGGGGAATATTCCCGGATGAAATAAGCTCCTTCGGAATGGCTGACAAGCTACTGCAACGTCTCCGGCAACGAACGGAAGAAGGATTGGCAACCCCGAAACAAATCAGATACCTGGAAGGACGCGGCTTCCATCATGTGGGCCAATGGAAATTCAGGGATGCCACTGCCATGATGGCGCGAATCTCTTCCAATGGATGGCATATCCCTATTGGAATCAACCCGGCAACCTACGAACCATAAGGAGGATCTATGGAGAAATCAATTAAAGCACTACTAATCATTATTCTGATTCAGATGTGCGTACTTTTCATCTTGTTCTGCTTACTCATTTCATACGCTGATGCGCAGACTATGACTTGTGTTGTGCATAAAGGGGAATGTGTCTGGATCCGTGATCAGCCGGCACGGACGGGGAACCAGATCGGATCTATCCGGTATGGGTATGAAGTAGAAGTCTCCGAGATTGTAAACCAATACGCTCACATTACATTTAATGGGGTGAACGGCTGGGCAGATATCCAGTATCTGGAACTGCCTATCAAGGAGACTGTCTACACTGTCGTATCAGATGGCCCGCTTAACAAGCGGGAGACTCCGGATGGCCGTTACCTGGGGAGATTAAAACCTGGCGTGCGAGTCTCCGTACTGGGCTGGCGATACAGCCCGTCAGGGGAATTGTGGGCGAAGGTGTATAAGGGCGGCTATGTGGCTGCTCGGTATCTGGCGTTGCAATAACGTTGCAACAATGTTGCAACAACTGAAGTAACTATTGAGGAGGAACGATGAAACCTAAAATAACTAAACGAATGCCGGCATGGATGAAAGAGCTTCTAGATTATCTAGAGCTGACAGAACTAGAGCACCCGTGCGATGAGTTAGCGGGATCGGAGTACTGCGACGAGTGCAAGAAATCACATCCAACTTGGGAATGCTGGATGGCACTTGGAATGATGAGAGCAGGTGACGAGTAATTGTTTATCGCAATGCCAAAGTTTAAGGAAATTATCCGGCATTACGGCTTACACCATCAGACTCTGAAATGGTGCGAGGAGATGGGCGAACTGATCCGTGCCGCTGCGCGGATGCTGGATGACGAAAAGCAAAACAGGATGAATCTGATCGAGGAGATGGCCGACGTCCTGATATGCATCGAGCAGATGAAAACTGCATGGCTTATCAGTGATGGAGAATTGGAGCGAATTATTAATGAGAAGTATGATCGTACACTGAAAAGGATAAGGAGTGAAAACGATGACTGAGGATGCAAGATTGAAAAAGAAAAAGGCCAAGCAGGAAGAATACTACGGACTGAAAGTGCATGGAATCTGCACATCTTGCAGGAAAGAAAAGGCAATCGAAGGAAAAACATACTGTGAGAAGTGCCAGATAAAAGCGAACGCCAGGGGGAGAGCACGGTACCACAAAGAAGTAGAGAAACAATATGAACGTGGGCCAAGCTTTTACAAGCCAAAAGATCTGGATAAAAAAATCATAGAAGCTTGGGACTTCGGCAACCGGACATTTGCAGAGGTTGCCGCAATCACAGGAGCAAGCATGAGCCGAATCAAATATCTACTACCAACAGGGAGGCAAGGATAATTATGGGATGGAAAGATCTGCCTGAAAGTGTACGCAACAGGATCTATAAGACGTACACTGTAGCCAAGAAATATCAGAACAAGAAACTGCACACTGAAGAAGAACGCACATGGCTGCATACTACATTCAAGGGGTATCTGGCGGGACTGCAGGACGTGGGCCTGATCGATCAGGGCTACGCCGACTCCATGCTGAAGAAGCTGAACTCATTTATGAGTGGCGCGGATAAGTTTTATTCCAGAACACAACAATAAATGATCAAGATGAAACGGGGCATAATACATGCCCCTAACTTTTAGGGAGAAAAGTACATGGACAAAAATAGAATGCTGGATATGCTTGAAGCTATCCACCCGGCTAACCTGGACTATGAACAGTGGCTCAATGTTGGCATGGCAATCCAGCACGAAGGCGGGAGCTGGATTGATTGGGACAATTGGAGCCAAAGGGATCCGGATCGGTACCACAAAGGAGAATGTGAAAGCAAATGGCGATCATTTCATGGCAGCGCAACGCCGGTTACTGGTGGCACCCTGTATCAGATGGCCGTTGATGCCGGCTGGATGGATCCGGATACGATAGGCATCCCGCTTGACTGGGAGCTGAGTCTGAACGGAATCATTGACGAAAGGGTAATCGATATTGCTTGGGTACAATCGGAAGATATCGAGGAGCCCAAAACATGGTCCCCGGCAGAGCAAATCAGAGAGTACCTATCGACTCTTTACAATGCTGATGAGTATGTGGGCTACGTGACGGATGCCTGGCAACAGGAAGATAGCGATCGTTGGCTGCCTAAAAAAGGAGCGTATGACCGGACGGCTGGCGAGCTGCTCAGTCAATTAGCACAGCATCCCGATGATATTGGCGCGGTCTTCGGCGATTATAATCGGGAGGCTGGCGCATGGATTCGATTTAACCCGCTTGATGGTCGTGGAGTTAAAGACGAAAACGTCACGTCATTCCGATATGCATTGGTTGAATCTGACAGCGTCAGCACCGGGAAGCAGCTCGGAATCATTAAGGAGCTGGAGCTACCCTGTGCGCTGATCGTATACAGCGGCGGTAAATCCGTGCACGCAATCGTACGGATCGATGCGTCAACTCTGTCAGAGTACCGGAAAAGAGTTGATTACCTTTACGCCGTCTGTGAGAAGAACGGCCTGAAAATCGATAAGAATAATCGTAATCCTTCCAGGCTTTCACGATTCCCGGGATTCGAACGTGGGAATAAAAAGCAATACATTATCTGCAAGGATATCGGACAACCAAGTTTTGAATTCTGGAAGGACCACATCGAAAGTATCAAAGATGATCTGCCGGAGATCGATAATGCGAGCATGATCTTTGATAATGCGCTCCCGGATCTGGCACCCGAGCTGATCGCTGGCGTGCTGAGGGAGGGACACAAGCTATTGATCGTTGGCCCCAGCAAGGCAGGTAAATCATTTGCCTTGATCGAGTTGGCGGTAGCCATAGCCGAAGGCCTGCCATGGCTTGGGCATCAGTGCAGCCAAGGCAAAGTCTTGTACATCAATCTGGAGCTGGATCGGATAAGCTGCATGCACAGGTTTAAAGACGTCTATTCACACATGGCGCCGCTCGGAAACCATGAAATGAATATAGATATCTGGAACCTGAGAGGGCATAGCGTGCCCATGGATAAGCTGGCGCCTATGCTGATACGCCGTGCCAAAAAGAAAGGCTACAAGGCCGTCATACTGGATCCCATTTACAAGGTGATCATGGGCGATGAGAATTCAGCAGAACAGGTAGCAAAATTCTGCAATGAGTTTGATCGGATCGCTACGGAATTAAGCTGCGCAGTGATTTACTGCCACCATCACAGCAAAGGGGAGCAATCCCAAAAGCGGAGCGCTGAGCGTGCATCTGGATCGGGAGTATTCTCCCGGGATCCTGACGCCATAATTGATATGATGCAGCTCCATATCTCAGAGGATAAGCAGCTTTCCATAATCGGAGACAAGCAGAAAAAAATCCGGGAAGCATATCTTAGAGGGCATGTCCCGGATTATACCGCCAAAGTTACGGCCGATGATGAGGCATCCTCAATACTCATGGCTCAAAAATGCAATGAGCTGCTATCTCCCGAAACGCTGGCGGAATGCCTGGGCGAATGCGAAAGAGCAGCGCAGAGAATACAAGCCATGACGGCATGGCGATTGTCTTACACACTGAGAGAGTTCCCGCCGATGAAAGATACGAATCTGTGGTTTGATTATCCACTTCATATCGATGATATCAAGGGATTTTTGAAGGGAGCAATGACGGCAGACGAAAAAGCACAGAAGGACCATGCTAGAGATATGCGGGACAAGTGGAAGGAAAGAGCACAGGAACAGAGACAGGCCAAGGACGAAACGCTGAGCCAGGTATTCGACGATGTCCAGGAGAACGGAATTGCTACGATATCCGTATTGGCTGAGGCTATGTGTGTTGACGAGCGGACAGTCAAGAGGTACCTGGACAGGGGACCATACGTCAGGAAGAATGGCCTTGTATGGAGAAAGAAAAAAGAAGAGGGTTAACCCCTCTTCCTCTTCTCATTGATGCCTCTGTATCCGTTGTAGATTCTGGTGTCAATCCATTCCTCAGTCTCTTCAATGGTCCAGTCCCTGCCTATCTTGTACGCGGTTTTGAATCCACCGCGCAACGCCTTTTTCCGAGTATTCTCGGGATCCTTCCCAAGGCGCCGCGCGTATTCCGCTAACGCGATTCTCATTTGTCAGTCCTCCAAGTCGTGGATCTCATCAATACAACAAGTGTGGTACTCATCTATACCAATCTCGATGACTGCAATGTATCCTTCCGGATACTTCCTCGCCATGGCCTTCGCTTCGGCCAGGTTGTAAGATCCGGTGCCCCAATCGTCATCGTTCTGATCCTTCATGACTGCGTACCAAAGCGGGGCGTCGGCAGCAAACCAGACTTGTACTGGTTCGCCGTTGTAGTAAACGTAGGTGACGTTCTCGATATTCCGGTGAGCGCCAAAGTTTTCATAGATGGTGACGTTCTCGGGGCTTTCGACGATGGTGCAGCCCTCTTCCATATCGAGGTTGGCGAGGTAGGCGGCAACCTCACCAGCCCAATCAAAGCTGTATTCAGCTTCTGAAATCACGCCCATGTTGTAGGTTCCGTCGCTGTTGGGATTGATCGCTGCGAAATAAATGTTTTTCATGGTGATTTCCTTTCTGCCCTGTCATCTTCAGGAGCGGTGGGGCGGTTCCGCTCGACGGTCCGTAGGCCGTTTCGACTTCAGAATAACGGTGCTTGTGTACGTCGTAGTGCATTGTACGCCTTTTCTTCCAGAGCGCCCAAGATATTATCTATATCTGCTTCTTGCCTTTTGGCAATTCTCAACGCTTCCTCCAACGACTTAATACCTTCCTGACATGAGGTAGCGTTTGCGCTCCCATGGTACCAACGGGTTACCTTGGTGATCTCGTAATACTTATTCATTGTGGGTTCCTTTCTGCCTTCGTAACCTCCGGGGCGGGATTCATTATTATGCTATGCGGTAGTTGGGCTTCTCAGTGTCACCCTTCATGATGCGGGAGGATCCATATTTCAATTGGATTTCCTCGTACGTGTAGTTTGATGCCTTACGGCGGATGTCTCTTCCGGATGGTTTCCAGTACCACTTCTTTTTACAGGTGGAATAATGAAACCCTGCAGCTTTGAGCGTCTCTTTGTGGGGGTATGTGTTACCATATGCCCACAACCAGATACCAGTCAAATCAAGAATAACACCATCACAATTCAGCGCGGCATCAACTGCATCTTTGTATGATACGGCATCCTCGTAATCGTTCGCGGCATTGCTGGAGCTGCTGCCGTTCCTGATCCGCTTCGCTGCTTCCTCGTACTGGTTACTCATCTCGATAAACTCGCTCTCATTCCCGCCATGATCGGGATGGAGGATGTTCGCCAGCCTGCGATATTCTTTCTTCAGATCTTCCATGATCTGAATGTGGTCAAAGTACCTTTTCATGTCGCTGCCTCCTATGCTATAATTCCGGGTGTCTTGTTACCCTTATTTGAGGGATCACCCGCCTACCAGCGGGGTATTTTATTTCCCTCACCTGATGATGTAATTATACTGCTTAAACAGTACATTAATATGATATGAACGTGAAGAAATTAAGAATGAATGTGGCACAAATTTGAACGAAACTGCAGACAAATCTTAATATTGTCCAGTTGTCCAGAACATGTATGGACAATACTAGCTATTGTCCGTTAGCGTATCTCCAACCCATATCTAAAGATATGTATACGTGTATGTGGGGTAGGGGAGGGGAATAACGGTTTTTCCCTCCCCCCTCCCTACCCACAACACACATATACATCCCCCAACCCCCAAAGTGAGAAAAAAAGAAAGAGGTGATATCATGCCAGGAAAGAGCATGAGCTTTACGATGCACATGGACCCACCAAAGACTACAGCGCAGGAATCACGCTGGACGGTGCGTCATGGCAAGCCAAGAAAATATATGGGTGACGATGTGAAGAGGGCCAAGGCGTGTCTGATGGTGCATCTTGCGAAATGCAAACCATGGGAGCCTTTCCAGGGCCCGGTAAGATTGACTGTTGTCTGGATGTTTCGCAATGAAAAAATCGACCAGGTGGAGTATAGAATACGGCGCCCGGATACAGATAATCTGAATAAGCTGCTCAAAGATTGCATGACTGAATGTGGATTTTGGAAGGATGACGCACAAGTATGCTTCGAGACGATTATAAAAACTGATGTGCCCGACAATCCTGGGATCAACATTCAGATTGAAGAGATCATTGAAAATGGATAGCTACAAGCACAGGATCACGGATCAATGGCCAGCGGATCGGGTGCGAGTTAACGCGCTGAGGGCATATGTACAAGCAGATATTACCCGGTGGATACACTTAGTGGATGTAGCCGTGTCGCGCAGCTCCGGAGATGTGGCAATCACGTACGATACGGATATGGAGGAGCGTGCAGTACACGATAAACTCAAAGTATTTGAGGAAATGTTTGCAAAGAGAGAATAGGCTTTCGGAAGACCAGTAATAAAAAGAGCATGCGATAATCCGCATGCCTTTTCTTTATGTTTCCGATGGGTTTTAGGGTAGCAGACATTCTGTCGGCAAGTCGAGGATCTCGGAGAGTTTCCGAACGTACTTTTTGTCAGGTGACCTCAGACAAGCTTCCCAACGATAAACTGAGTTCTGCCCACTGATCGGAGAGAGTCCCATTTTCTCCGCAAGCTCCTTCTGCGATAGCCCCAGTACTAGGCGCCGGGTCCGTATGTATTCAGAGTAATTCATGCAAACCTCCACACAATATCAGATATTACATGACGTAGTTTTCAATACTACGTCAACTGATATTGTAAACTATCAGATGCCGTAGGGGAAGTCTGGACAAATAGTTTCCGAAGTGGTATCATGTGGTAAGGATTACTAGATAGAACAGGTGAGCGCCAGGTGACGGGCGAGCGCTCGCCGCGAATAAATATCATACCCACCCCGGGGTTGCTGGCTCACCACGCGGTAGCGGCTGAGACACAGAGAAGCGTAAACCGTTGTTGGCTCACCGCCGAGTCTGTTGATTCTTGCAGAGCTGGGCGGGTAGCCCCTGCCAGCCATCTGCCGCCGCCGCCCCCTACCAGCTATTCAATCCCCAAACCCCAAAGCTTCTGCCGTGCGCTGATGACTGATTTTAAAAATGGGTGGCGCGTGCCGCGCACCCTGGTTGATGTGGGTTTGGGGGTGGGGGTCTTTTGACCGGGGGAGCTCAAATTGAAAAACAGAGTTTCTTGCTCCGCGCATATATATATACCTCACCGCCTCGGCTCTGAGGTTACCCCGGTTAAAATTTAAAATAGATATCGTTATCCTAACTTTGGAGGTGAGACAATGGCGTTTACGATGAACAGGATGAAGATAGCGGCCGCTGAGCTTATCGGCTCCGGAGACAAGCGTAACCTCGAGGAAGTCGCGCGTTGTCTCTGGGGCGGGAAAGATCTGACTGACCGGCAGTTAAAGGAGAAAGTGCGTCAGCTCAAGAACTGGATGAAGGAGCCGCTCTTTCAGGATTACTACAAGCGCAATCACTTTGCGAATGGCATGCATGTATATTCTCATGCTTTCAAGGTCATGACTAAGCAGGTGGATTCATCGGATGGATGGCTGGCACAGAATGCGGCGCGTGACCTTCTGAACCGTTTGGAACCGGCAGTTATCGGCAAGGATGAGCAGAACATTCACATTGTGGTCGAGGGGATGCCTGAGCTGGGCGAACCTGGTGACGAGGAATGAAGCTGTCGATACCCTACAGGCCATCGCCGAAACAGACGATGTTCCATGCTTCGGTGGCTGATGAGATCCTCTACGGTGGTGCTGCTGGCGGCGGGAAGACCAAGGCAATCATCATGGATGCCCTGTTCCGCTGTCTGAAGCATCCAGGGACCACAGCGGCAGTATTCCGCAGGACATACAGAGAGCTGGATGATACGGACATCAAAGAGGCCACAGCTTCCTATCCGAAACAGCTAGTCACTTACAGCCAGGCACGGCGTGAATTCACGCTGATGAATGGTTCCAAGATTCTGTTTCGTCACTGCGAGAACCCCGCGGACAGATTTAACTATTCCGGTATCGAAGTGCAGTTCCTCTACTTTGACGAGCTGACCAGCTTTGAAAAAGAGATATACGACTTTCTGAAAACGAGACTCCGTGCCAAAAAGAGTCTGGGAGTCAGGCCCATTGTGAGATCTGCCAGCAACCCGGGCAATATCGGGCATGGATGGGTGAAATCCTATTTTGTGGATGCCGCGCCCTACATGGAGATTGTGCGGCATGAAGTCTTTTCCGAAACGCTTCAGCGGAAGCAGGTAACCCGCACGCAGTACATCCCGTCACTGGCATCTGAGAATCCGCATATCACGGATGACTACATCTTCCAGCTCGAGCGGAAACCGAAGGCATTGCGTGACGCGCTTCTGAATGGTGACTGGAATGCATTCGAAGGCCAGGTATTCTCCGAATGGCGGGATGACCCGGAACACTACATTGACCAGCGTTGGACGCACGTCATAGAACCGTTTGAGATCCCGATTTGGTGGCCCAGGATGATGGGCTTTGACCATGGATACACGAAGCCGTTTGCCGTTGCGTGGTACGCAGTGAGCCCGGATGACACGCTGATTATGTATCGCGAATGGTACGGATGCCGTCCTGGGGAACCGAATGTTGGCATTGAGTTGACGCCTTCTCAGATTGCGGCAGGCATCCTCGAGCGGGAAAAGGACGAGATTAACAACAACATCACGATCGACAGGATTGCGGATCCTGCGATCTTTGACAGCTCCCGAGGTCCGAGTGTTGCGGAACAGATGCAGCCGGATCTGAACAGACCTGGGGTAATTTTCAGGCGGGGAGAGAATAAGCGCATTCCCGGATGGAACCAGCTCCATGAACGTCTCCGGTTTGACGTAAACGGAAAGACCAGGCTTCAGGTATTCCGGACATGCAGTGACACGATCCGGACATTCCCGAACCTGCCGTATACGCAGAACACCAGTGACGCAAAGAAGGCCGAAGATGTGGATACCAGAGCAGAGGACCATCTGGCCGACCAGCTCCGCTATGTTGCCATGGCGCGTCCGGTTGCGCCGACAGCACCGGCAAGACCGAGACAGTATCAGAAATATGACCCGTTGAACATGAGGGGTGAGTACGATGAAGATTGACCAGATAGACCGCTTCGCCGCGAATCCCGGCGAACAGCAGATCACGGACGAGGAGCGGGAACTCGTCGATGAAATCTATAATCGTCTGGACATCTGGGAAGAACAATGTCGACCCTATCATGACACGGCGAGGGAAATGCGCGAAGTCCTGCATATGCGCGATCCCAGGCAGGATAGCAATATAACCGGCGAACCGGGGAAGCAGCGCAATTCTGAAAAGACGCTCCAGCTACACACGCTCATGAACACCGTCATGAATTCAATTGCGGATCAGATGGAGCGCATCCCGGAGGTGAAGCTCCTTCCGGAAACAGATCAGTATCAGGAAACGGCAGACCAACTTCAGGATATGCTCCGGTACGTCATTTACACCGTGAATAACTTTGAGCTGATTCACCGCAGGCGTATGGAGGATTTCTTCACTGTCGGCACTTCCATTCTGCAGATTGCCTGGGACAGCGGCATGAATCACGGAACCGGCGATATCGCCATGATTCGCTGGCCAGTAGAAGCTTTCATATGGGATCCCATTGCAGAAGACATCAACGACGCGCGTGCGCTCATGAAGGTGAGCTGGCATCCGCTGTCGTGGTACAAGGACCATTACCCGGACAAGTACATGTACATTGCCAGTGACATGTATGAGCGTAACGACGTTGGCCTTCCCCAGTCTCAGAAAGACAGGGATTCAAGGGATGAAGAGCGTGCGCTCATGATCGAGTACTGGTATCGCACATGGGATGCGACCCGGAAATGTTTTAAGATCAATGTGGCCTATGTTGCCGGCGGCGCCTTGCTGGATTCTGAAACCGATGTGTACGACCATGGCGAATATCCGTTTGTCATTGACGTACACTCCTATATCGAAGGTCAGCCAGTAGGCGAAGGTATGGTCACCGAGTTTAGGACCATGCAGCAGTACATCAACAAGTACCAGCGATACATTGACACGAATCTCCGGATGTCCAGCAAGGCACGAATGTTCACCCGGCAGGGGAACGGAATCAATCCGAAGAAGCTTGCTGACTGGGAGCAGGACGTCATCACCGGCACGGCGATCAGGAACGGTGAAGACTGGGCATGGTTACAACATGCGCCATTTAACCAGGCAATCTTCCAGGCAGTCAGCACCATGAAGAATGAGCTGGCAGCGGATGCTGGTGTTTCTTCCGTCATGCGTGGCCAGTTACCGTCTGACTACGCATCAGGCAAGGCCGTTACTGCTCTGCAGGAAACCGGTTCGAAGATCTCTACCATGCGGACCGCAGGCCTGCGGGCAGGATTTAAACGAGTCGCGGAACAGATTCTGTGGCTCATGGCCCAGTACTACGACAACGACAGAGTTGCCTTGATCACCGGATCAGACGGATCTGTCCGAAGAAGCCAGATGAACATGAATGCCATGTTCCGAAAGAAGAGCAGGGGAGCTGTCCCACCGCCACCGTACATCGTGCAGATTGAGATTAACAATCGCAATCCCATGAGAGTCGAGGCCAGGAACGAATCCCTGATGAACGCATATACCATGGCTGCGCAGCATCAGCAGATATTCCCGCTGTCCTCGCTTTTCTCCATGATGGATCTGGAAGGCAAGGACCAACTGGTGCCCATCCTGCGGGAGAACGAGACGATTCAGGCTCAGATGGAGCAGATGGCACAGCAGCTTGAAGAAGCGCAGGCGCAGATGAATCAGCTCGCGCAGGAGAATCAGAATCTGCGCAGAGTCTCTACACAGATGACGGATGCTCTCTCCAATGTTTCTGCATCGCGGAATCCCATGGCGAGACAATCTCAAACTCCCGCCGCCTATGGCGGGAGCGACCAGATGAATCCCGATCGTGGATTGGGCGTAGCAGAAGAAGCAAGGCAGACAATGGCAGTACCGCCCCAGGGCGTTATGCAATAAAGATTGAGGTATGAATATGCCAGAAACAGAATCGGTCGAAGTCAGAGTCCCGATGGATAGCGTGCAGGCCGACGCTGCACAGGATCAGCAGGGCAAAGAACTATCCGAGCTGATGAATGACCAGAAGGAGAATTCTCAGGAAGAACCCGGATGGCTGAAGGGCCGTATCAATGCGGCAGTCAGTAAAGCAGTCTCGGAAGCTGAAGCACGGATCAGGGCTGAGTACGAACAGCGCTATGCACCGATGCAGGAGCAGATGCTGGAGACTCAGGCACAGAAGCTTGTGGCAGACGGAACCATAAAGGATCTGGAGATGGCCAGGGAGTACCTGCGATTCAAGAATGGGAATCAGACGGCTCCTGCTCCGGAGAAACCGGAAACACAGGAAGAGGACCCGAAGATCAGTGCAAGAGCGGACCTGCTTGCCAGACAGGCAAGTAAAATCGTCAACCAGCGGGGCGTTGACGTAATGGACATGTACAACAAGGACCCCGAGATTCAGCGGCGTATAAACTCCGGAGAATGGGATTTTTACGATGTCCTGGATTCCGTCAGTGACTCCCGCCGCGCACCGGCTCCGGTACGATCCTCAAACAATGGGGGACATCGGGAAGTATCCATTCGTGATATGACTGATGCCCAGTGGAAAGAATTAAACAAAGCCATTGATAAGGGGGTTAAGTTCCGGGCATAAGAGAGGAGCTTACCAATGGCAGTTTACGATAATATGCTTCAGACCACTACTGCTGGTCTTCGTCACTCGACAATTGAAGAGTATATCGAGCGTACTCTTCTGGAAAACCTGATGCCTGCAATGCCGCACAGCATGGACGCGCAGATTCGCAAGCTTCCGCAGCATGCAGGAACAAAACACATTAAATTCCGTAAATTCAATCCGATGCCTGTCATCACCACACCGCTGGCAGAAGGTGTAACACCGGATGGTGACAGCCTGTCCATGACAGCATTCACGGCGATGCCCAAGCCTTACGGCAACTACATCTCCATGACGGATGAGCTGAATTACTACATGATCGACGATATGACCAAGGAAGCTGCAAAGCTGCTCCGTGACCAGGCCGCGCTGTCTCTGGATACTATTTCCCGTGATGCGCTGCATACTGGCATGAACGTGCAGTACGCAGGTGGCAAGGCCAGTCGTGCGGCACTGACGAGTACTGATGTGATTTCCTATGCGGAGATCAAGAAAGTTGTCAGGACCCTCAAGAACAACCTGTGCAAGCCATATGGCGATGGTTATTACCATGCCATTGTCCACCCGAATGTCGTGCACGACCTGACGAGCGATCCAATGTGGGTGGATATCGCCAAGTACCAGGACAAGCAGCGTGTTGCAGAGAATGAGCTGGGCATCATCTACAAGGTGAAATTCTTCGAGTCCACCAATGCAAAGGTGTACACAACTCCTGCGAAGCTGATCGGTACCAATAAAAACGGCATTGCAGAACTGACCAACCTGGCAGTTACTGATTTCGTTGCTGACACTCGCACCGGTAAATTCACCGCCAACCTGACAGAAGATCAGGCCCGGGCAATCACCGGTCAGATGGTATCTGTCACTGTTGACAGCACCGTGATTCCTATGTGCATTGAGCGTGTAGATGTGATCAACAAGACGATCCGTTTCCGCTGGGCACCGAGCGGCGTAGGCACCAGCTTTACTGTCGCTCCGTACGGCACCGGAAGTATTGATGTATATGGCACGCTGATTTCCGGACAGAACGCCTATGGCTCCGTTGAGCTGGAAGGTGGCGGCAAGAATATTGAAGTTATCGTCAAGGAACCCGGCAGCTCCGGATCTCTCGATCCGCTGAACCAGCGCGGAACCATTGGTTGGAAGGTAAAGGGATTCGGAACCTTTATCCTTCAGGATGACTTCCTGGTACGTCTGGAAACGGCAGCATCTGCCTGATAATAGATGGGGGAGCAATCCCCCATCTCCCTGAGAGGAGACAGATATGGCAAAAATTGAAAGCAAGGCAGCAGCTCTGGAAGATGTGAAAGTCCAGATTCAGTTGCCACTGCTACCGGATGATGATTCCGGAGTAGCAGTAGACCAGTATGAACATGTGACTATTAATGGAAAAACGACGCTGATCAAGCGCGGGGAAGTCGTAGACGTTTCTGTCCCTGTGTTTGAGCAGCTCAAGAATAAATTCCCCAAACTGTGAGGTAAGGCATATGACGGTTAAGGACATGAAAGACATGGTGATGCACCAGTTCAACCTTGAAGAGGATGATGTTTCTGACTATGTGCCTTACCTCATTGTCTATTTAAACGGCGGTTATGGCAGGCTTGTCTATGCATGGGATGAAAAGACGCTTGGCGATCCTGGATATCCAAGGCTTCAGTCTGACAGTGATGTTCCCAATATCCCGGAACAGTACCATCAGGCCATAGTGGATTGGGCTACATGGTGCATGTACCGGAACGGGAACAGCCCCAAACAGCAGAGGGGTTATGCCTACCGCGATGCCTACTTCCAGGTTGAATCTGAGGTGATCGCCCATGGCGGGAAAGAGGGAAAAGAATTGGGAGAGGTAAATGCTCTCTTCAACATCCCTGATTGAGGTGACGTATGGCACAGACGAATATACGAGCATACGATGCCGATAGCAGATATCCCGAATTCCTGGGGCTTTCACAATACGGCGATGATATCAATACAGACCAGAGATACAGTCCTGACGCTGTCAATGTGGATACGCCGGGTGGTGTGCTTCAGCCATTTGCGAGGAACATCGTGTTTGTTCCGACGCTGGAATACCCCATAGAGTCGCTTATGCATTTGTACAAGCGGTGGCCTGCCGATGATGAGGACAGGGATCTGCTGGTGGCTGCATCGCACGGGAAGCTGTACAGCATGGAAGTCGGCGATGTTTCCTGGACAGAAGTCGGAATGCCGGAAGGGATTACATCCTTCCAGTCATCTGTCTGGAGCTGGGTAAATTATGAATTCAACTCGGAAGAGAGCGAATCACCCATTGATGTTTTGCTAATTTCCAATTCAAAAGACGGAATGTATATGGTCTCTGGCAATCCATTGACGGCAATCTATGTTGAAACGCCATGGAAGTTTGGAGTCATTGAACGATATGCAGAACGTATATGGGGCGGGGCTATTGAGGATGAACCGGATAAGCTGGCCTATTCCCGGACGTATGATGCGACAGACTGGAGCGAATATAATCCGGAAGATCTGCTGGACCAGCCAGAGAATGCATCTGGTGATATCAACCAGCCGTCATGGGATGGTGACAGCTTCATGGCGCTCAGATCCTTTGGCTCTCAGCTGATCGCATTCAAGCGGACCAGAGTCTGGCGCATCATGGGTACCGATCCAGGCGAATATACCTTCAAAGAGCAGTTTGGCGGTGGTGCTCCGCTGCCGAATACAATTGCTGTTGATGCGGAACGGATCCTGATGATGTCCAGCACAGGCGTACAGGTATACGACGGGAACACAGTTGCTCCGTTTCGCCAGCAGATGGCCTGCAAGATCTGGAACAGATTGAATCCTGATGCGCTCGATCAGGCGGTTGCCTGCCTCTATCAGCAGCATTATTTCCTCGCTGTGTCCCTCGTTGGTGATGATGGCAGCAGTGATACCTGCAATAATGCTGTCATGATTTACAATGCAACAGACGATACATGGCTGCTCCGGACGGGGATCTATGTGGAGTCATGGCTGCCAACGGAAAATCATCTGTACTATACGACCGGCAAGCAGCCAGGACAGGTTTGCGAGTATCGTATGAATGCATGGAATGATCAGACAGCAGATGAGCAGTCATCCAAATGGATTACTCCATGGCAGGATTTTAATTATAAGAACATGCAGAAAGGACCGTTTGATGTCTACTTCACTGTGGAACTGGGAGAGCATCCGGTGGATTTCACATTTACTCTCCAGACAGAAAAGAGAAGTCGTAGCAAGGAAATCAGGGTGCATCCCATCCTTGACTGGCAGAAACGATTCAATAAGCGTGAAAGAACGATGCGAATTGCTTTTGCGGGAACAAGCGCAAAGCGATTCCGATTGATCATAGAGACAAAGAAAAAAAGCCCGGTCTGGCGTCTGGTGGGCGGAATACTGATAAAGGCGGACATTGCTTATGACTAAGTACAGTACGATACATCAGCATGAACCATTGCCTACTCCATCAGCATGGACAGACGAAGAGCGGAGATTTGCATATAAGCTTGAACAGACGCTTGATGATATCTATCGCCGGTTCAACCGTCTGAAGATGATTGACCTCAGCGAACAGCTTCAGGACGTCATTACATCGAATACTGAGAATATAGCATCTGCCCAGGGAAGCATCGTCGATATTCAGACAGTTATTGAAATTGCCTTGACGATTGCAAACTCTGGCGTAACGAAAGCGGATGCTGCACAGGCCGCAGCAGATGCTGCCCAGAACGCAGCGGATGCAGCGCAGGCTACTGCGAATACTGGTGTCAATAAAGCGGATGCGGCGCAGACAACAGCGGACACTGCTTTAAATGCCGCAGAATCAGCACAGGATACGGCAAATTCAGCGCTTAGCGGATTGTCCGATAAAATATCCACGGCAACTTTTGAGGCCTTTAAAACGCAAATTCAATCGATTACAGACGGTTTCAAGATCCGCGCAGGATCTGGAAGTACTGCGGATTATTCTGACGCAGGCTTCACGTCTTCTCCATATATCCTTACAACGGGAGCGACGGTAACGTCTCGCTCCAGCCAGACGGCAACATTCAGCACAGCAACCGAGTGGATCGCTATCGGGAGGTGATGACTTTGAAAGAGCTGAATTACAGGATTGATGAGCTGTCCAATGTCATCATTCCTTTGGGTACCCAGGGTGAAAATAATGCCAGGGTAATTAAGATCGACATGTCTGAATGGGTGGCATGGGGGCTTGTCGGATACCCAATGATCCATGTACTCAGTCCGGACGGGACGCTGTATCCGGCAATTACCGGATATGATCCGGATACTCACGTACTGCAGTGGTACATCACCAACATCATTACGGCAGAGTACGGCAATGGATCCATCGAAATATCCATGTACGACAGTGATGGCACCATTGGAAAGTCTGTCATCACCAGGACGCTCACTCTCCCCAGTTATCACAAGTGTGATGTGGATACTCCGGATGCCTACGAAGATTGGCTGGACGCACTTAGTCAGCTAGCGGCAGAAACCGGAAGCCATGCAATCATTGTACAGAAAGCGCTTGCAGAGATTGCGGATCTGTATCAGTCAGCAATCAATCTGGAGAATGCCGCAAAAGCGTATGCGGAAACACTCCAGGCATTTACTGGTGGCTATTCTGTCCTTGATACATTCCTTGATCTCTCGCTTGCCCAGGATGACTGGAATAAGATTGCAGACGATATCTACACCATGTCCAAGGAGAATCTGCTTTTCAAGGAGCATTCCTTCCTCGACATTTACATGGATGATATTTCAGATGGGCGGTTGAAAGCTTGCCTTGAATGGCAGACCAGTGATGGATCTGTGCTCTTCAAGACTGCGGTGAAACCATCCGGAGATTTGACTATCAAGGTCAAACTTCAAGGATCCTACCTGCTGGCGAATGATAAGACGCTTACACTTGCAGACCGCGCTGCGGATTCGAAGACTGTCGGCGATCGGTTTAATGAGATTGTCAATGCAATGACTTCGGGAGCTGCTGCGACCAACAGCAGTCTGCAGAACATCTATGAACAGATTCAGCAGCTCAGTGAAGAGCTGGATCGAAGCGGAATTGATTCTCAGCTTCTGGCATTCCAGGATATTCTCGATAGCGCAACCGGCAATTATTCGAATATCGAAGACAAGGTGAATGCGCTTGAACAGGCCATTACAGCAATCACTTCCAGGATTGCGACAATCCGGTCCTGCACATGTGGCGGTACCGAAACGACGATCAACGATGATGCATGGGTAAAGAATATCTCCATTGCAGATGATTATCTGGAAATAAGCACAGGCTCCGGCGATTGGTACCAGTGGTTCGGTATAGACGAAGACGGATATGTATATCAGCTTTCGGATCCCATTGGCACTTCTGAATGGGGCACGTACTTCATGGTCGCGGATGAATATGTAATACAAACGGATATCCCGATTCCATTCGAAACTACATCAGAATCGACAGAGACAAATACATCAGGAGGGAACGGCTTTACAGTGGATGTTGAAGTCTTAGATGCTATTGTTGCTCTGTCCGTTTCAAGAATGAGTGAAATACTGAAATTCATTCCGGACAGCAACACTCAGGCACTGATTGATAAAGTGTCTAACTCCAGCGAGGGAGGCGGCATTGCCAACCTCTATGGGCTTAAGATAGACAATTACGGCTTTTACTACCAGGACTAAGAAAGGAAAAAGACTATGGCTATTGAAGATTCCAAGAGACTCCTTACAGTTGCTCGCGTACAGAACGTAACCAATGCTGTTGACGCTCTGGCGCACATTATCGCCGGAACTACGGTTCCTACCTATGAGACGCCGAGCTCTGATGACGGAAAGCGTCTTGCCACTGCTGTATCTTTCGACGCACTGAAGACTGCTGTTGAAGCAGTGCAGGCTGCCGTCAGCGGAAAGAATACTAGTGATGCGACTCTGGCTGGCAAGGTTGATACGCTTATCGGTTCTGATACCGGCAAGAGCGCCCGTACCATCGCCGCTGAAGAGCTGGCTGCGCAGCTGATCCCTGCCAACGCTGCTGAGAGCCTTGATACGCTTCAGGAGATTGCTGCATGGATTCAGGCGCATCCAAGTGACGCTTCTCAGATGGCTGCCAATATTGCCGCTTTGAAGAGTGCACTCAGCCATTTCATCACGGATACCAACGGCACGTATTCTGCTACTGCTGATTCCGTCAAGGATTACATCGATGCCGCGATTACCGCGCTCAATGTATCTCAGTACGCGACGAATTCCGATCTCACCGCACTGGCCGGTCGTGTCACGACTGCTGAGGGTGATATTGATGCGATCGAAGGTATCCTCTCTGGATTTGGTGGCACTGGTAATCCTGCTACCGTTAAGGGGTATGTCGACGATAAGGACACTGCGATGGATGCCCGTGTTGATGCTCTCGAAGCACTGGGCCTGTCCGTGTCCAACGGCTATATCATCCAGGAGTGATGTGAAATGGGGAGCGTGTAATGCGCTCCCCAATCATGAGGTGATTTAAATGGCAGTTTCTCAAATTTTTTCTGTCGGTGATCTGGTCCGGATTAAAAATAAGCTGAACGAGATCTCCGCTGCTATTTCCGGAGGAAGTGCACCCACAGCAACAACTCCTACTGCCACGCAGAATAAAAGGCTTGCTACAACTGAAGCTGCTGACGATATCGTCACAGCTCTTGCGGGAATCGCTGCGGCAGAATCCGCAAGAGTTATATCAAACGCTTATGACATTGCAAATGCTACGGTAACTCTGGATTCAAATACACTGACTTATGACGGCACCCAGAAGACAAAGACTGTAGTCTCTGTCGTTGCTGATGGAGTAACGCTGACTGAAGGTACTGATTATATCGTCATGGGCAATACTGGCACCAATGCGGGAACATATACACTTCAGATCGTCAGCCTGAGTAATAGCTACAGTGGTACAAATGAACAGACATGGACAATTGCGAAGGCGGCAGGGAGTGTATCTCTCAGCGAATCAAGTCTTGAGTTTGATACGGCAGGAACAACGGAAGACATTATCGTCACCAGGCCGGGAGATGGTGCCGTTACGGCATCTTCCAGTGATACTGGTGTATGCACTGTCAGTGTCTCCGGAACGACTATTACCGTTACAGCAGTGGCTGAAGGTACAGCGACCATTACCATTAACGTTGGTGCAGGAACGAATTATACAGGTACAAGCGCAACCTGCGGCGTAACATTTGAAAGTAATTATTACGCATCGCTTCTGAGTGGAAATATCGGCGATGAGGTTACAGTACCATGGACCTCCACCAGTGGCGTGACATACCAATCTGTGTGGTGCATTGCGGATAAGCGTACAGTTGAGCTGGAAGACGGCACGACAAAACAGGGCGTGGTCCTGCAAAGCAAGTACGCATTCCCTGATACAATACAGTTTGACGCTCCAGAACCCAGCCATTCAAATTCTAATGTTCAGAATTATGGATTAAACAGTTGGGAAAAGTCTGGCATCAGACAGTGGCTCAACTCGGATGCGGAAAAAGGTAATTGGTGGACAGCACAAAGTAATACTGACGTGGCTCCGAATCAGCATACGACACTGGATGGATTCATGCGTGGTCTGGACGAAACCTTTAAGAATTCTGTTGCCAAAGTAAAGATCGTGACCAGTAAAAATACAGTTACCGAGGGCGGTGGCACGTCGGTAACGTATGATAAATTCTGGCTGCCATCAACAACAGAAGTGTATGGAGACAGTAATTCGAATGAAGGACCGTATTTTGCGTATTGGAAGAACAAAACTGGCACGAGCAGTCCATCTACTGGTTCAAACAATGGACGAATTATTTATGATCTATCTGCGCAATCCATAGCGCGCTGGTGCAGGCTGCGCTCAGCGTACCTGTCAGATGCTAGCTACGTCAGGGTCGTCGATTCCGGTGGCATCATGCTCAGCAACTATGCGGACGGTGCGAGCAGGGTGGCGCCGGCTTGCGTCATTTGCTAATTCCCTAATTCGGGGCCGCACCCCTGCGGCCCCTTAGACCAAAGAAAGACACAATTATGTCAGTGCCAAAATCGAAAAGACCAGTAGACAAACTTGACGTATTCAAGGCGGCAAGAGACCATGCCGTATACGTCATACGGATTACACAGAATCAGAAGAATTTTGATCCAATTTATAAATCGGTAGCAGATAAAATGATAAGGCTTTCGATTGAAATATATACAAATTTATGGGCGGCAAATAATGTACTTGTAAAGGATGAACTTGCTTATAAGCTGAGGCGGGAGTGCCAGGAACGCGCATGTGCGCAGTGCAATGCTCTGCTCCCCATGATAGACGTCGCATATCGTCTGTATCATCTGGCAACAAGAAGAGTGAAGTACTGGACGGGAAACCTGATAGACGTGAGGAATGCTACTAGAAATTGGATCAAGAGCGATGCGGAGCGCTATAAAGAATACCGCTAAAGATTATGGGATGTAGGCTAACGCGCTGGTGCAGGCTGCGCTCAGCAAACCTGTCAAATGCTAACAACGTCAGGAACGTCAATACCGATGGCAACATGAACAACAACAATGCGAACAATGCGAACAGGGTGGCGCCGGATTGCTACGATCATGTAAACAAACGGTTCGTACATAGTACAAACGCTTTACTGAAAACTGTAGTAGCAAGGAGCTGAATTCCCTTGGTTTAAATCCATAAACAACAGATCTGTGATGCCGGGGACGGATTCCCGCCTGACTGGCTGTAAACGCAGTGACCTTTCAAAAGAGCTATGAATGAATTGATAAATTTTGACAGCCTGTACGATTCCATGCGTAAATGTAAATTGGGTGTCGAATGGAAAGCAAACGTCGCACATTACACATTGAACGCCATGGAAGAAACGCTGAGATTGGAAGATGAGCTTTTAAATGGAACATATAAGTCCAGGAAAGTGACACACTTTACCCTGTACTGTCCGAAGAAACGGGACATTGCCTGCATATCCTTTCGTGACAGAGTGTATCAACGGTGTCTGAATGACAATATTCTGTATCCGGAGATAACAAGGCATTTCATTTATGACAATGCCGCATGCCAGAAAGGAAAAGGAACAGACTTCGCGAGGAACCGTTTAAAGGAATTCCTGCATTCCTATTATCGTATGCATGGTCGTAAAGGTTATGTGTCCCAGTTTGATATCCATGGTTATTATCCGAATATGTCTCATGAGATAGGAGAAGGCATCTTCCGAAATTATTTTAATGATGAAATCTATAATCAGGTACTCAGTATTCTTCATTACCAGTATCCCATTGAGATTGGATACAATCCTGGCTCCCAGTTAATTCAATTGATTGGGATAGGGATACTGAATGATTTGGACCATTACATTAAAGAACAGTTACATATTCGTTATTACATACGATTTATGGATGATTTCATTCTTATTCATGATGATCTGAATTATCTCGAAGAATGCACAGAGAAAATTAAAAAGAAGCTTAAAGAAAAGCAGATGACCTGTAACGAAAAGAAGACAAAGATCTATCCGCTATCAGAAGGGATTCCGTTTCTCGGATTTAATTTCAGACTGACTGAGACTGGTAAGGTAGTCATGCTGATTGATCCGAAGAATGTAAAGAATGAACGCAAACGGTTACGCCGCTTAGTAAACCTTTGCAGGAAAGGCAGGACTGACTATGAAACGGTAAGGCAATGCTACGAATCATGGAAGGCACATGCATGCAAAGGGAATTCATTTAATCTCCTGAAACGGATGGACGAATACTACAACCGCTTATGGAGGTGAGATTACTTGCTTACCCATTACTTTTTGAAGAAACGCTCTTTCCCTCTTGAGGTTGAAGGGCTTATCAACAGGGCCAGTGCTGAAGCTGCTTCCCGCTCCAATGATATTGAGGACGCAGCTATGGAGCTTGCCCAGATGCTCGTTGAACAGGAAGACGCAATTGTAGAACTAGCTGAACTTATCGAAGGGGGTAACGAATAATGGCAAAGATTTATTATCGCCGTATCAAGGCCGATCAGATGACGATTGAAGAAGTGCCTGTGAAATGGCGTGCAGCAGTCCAAGCTTTGCTGGATGCTGACGGGGATTGATCAGTAAGGCGGGTTCTCCCGCCTTTTTCTGAAAGAAGGTGAGCAAATGAAAGGTACATATCATAAAGCCCATCTACAGATTGGAACAGTAACAACGCTCCCTGCTGGATCTGATGCGACAGCAGAAATAGACGGAGCAACCCTGAGTCTGGGAATTCCTAAAGGTGCTGATGGAGCGCCAGGTGCTGATGGAAAAGATGGAAAAGATGGAAAAGATGGTGCAGATGGTACAGTCGATCTGACAAGCGTAGAGAATGCCATTGCATCTGTCACCAGCCGGTTGAATAATCATGAGAATTCCAGTTATCCCGGTGGATTCCAGAATCAGATAGACAACATTGAATCGTCAGTACCCAGTGATAATGAGGTAAAAACTCTTGCAGAGGATGTAGTTTCATCATTGCGCACACAGGTTAGCAACCTGGTTACGCTGTTCAGTGGCGGACTTAACGATATTGAAATCAAGAAGATTGATTACACTTATTTTGATGATACTGATGATATCTACGATTGGGTTTACATGGGAGAAGCGTATGATTTCGTGTTTCTTGTTTTGCAAGTTAAACATGATGCAAAAGTAATGTATACATCTCCGGGTGCCCAGAGTGTGGCTTTTACTTATTTTGGACGCACTGGATATGAGATTCTACCTTTAAATACAAATGGCGATTATTTTATGAACAGCGTAAAAAGCGTTATTAATCTTGATAAACGTGGCACTAATACTAAAAGCGTGTATGTTACGCAAGCAACAACTACATGTCGTATGTATAAGGCTGATGAAGTATATCTCGTAACATTTACCAGATATTTTGGGTATGCTCCTGAAAATCCTAAAACACTTTATGTAAAAGCTGGAAAGTGCAGTGCAGTATTGGAAGACACAAATCGTACTTATACATCTGGCGATACGGATATGCTCAAGCCTGTGTTTCTGATCGGCATAAAAAAGAAAACTCTTGCCACAGTAGACATCTCACCGTATAGCAGCTCCAGTGGGTCAGGCTCCGGTTCCATATCGAGTGGCTCTGGATCTGATGGAATCGAAACGGAAGACTTGACTGAAGTCGATGATACTGGCTCAGGTACTAGTTCCGGATCTGGTTCAGGATCTAGCTCAGGTTCCGGTGATGACAGCTTACTTAATGAAGATGACGAACCAAACACTTCGGGTTCCGGCAGTTCTGGTTCAAGTTCTGGTTCCGGTTCTAGCAGCTCTGGCTCTGGTTCTAGTAGCTCAGGTTCTGGCGGTATCGAGGAAGAGAACACGACAGAAGTAGATGACACTGGTTCCGGATCGGGATCTGGTTCTGGTTCTGGTTCTAGCTCCGGAGATGATAGCTTGCTCAATGAAGATGATGAGCCGACGATTCCGGATTCTGGTGGTACTAGCTCCGGTACCAGCTCGGGGGCTAGCTCGGGATCTGGCAGTTCTGGATCGAGCAGCTCGGGATCTGGTGATGATAGCCTTCTCAATGAGGATGATGAACCAACCAACACGGGATCAGGCAGCTCATCTGGTTCTGGCAGTTCCAGTTCGGGTAGCTCAGGTTCTGGAGATATTGAAGAAGAGGACCTGACAGAGGTTGATGATACAGAATCTGGTGGTTCCGGAAGCTCCGGCTCTAGCTCAGATCCTATTGATGAGGATTTACTTGAAGAGGAGATTTTGCCATGAGCATTAAATACGACGAGGCGATAAAGATCGCACGCACATTGATTGGCACTCCGTACGGGGATGCTGAAGGACAGATCGATTGTATCAATGTGATCAAGTACATTATCCGCAAAGGAAATGGTGGTAATAAGCTGTATACGACAGCTGGTACATCTACGCTTTGGCGGTCCTTTGATTACTCCGGGAAGTACAGGGACATAACCTGGCGGCAGGAAGGGATTGAGGGAGCCGTTGCGGGAATGCTGGCTTTCAAAGGAAAGCCAGTGGGCGATGGACAACCACAGCATATTGGACTGGTAACTGATGTGGGCACCGTTATCCATGCGTCTTCCGTTAAAGGTGAAGTCATTGAATCTCCTCTGACTGCAAAGGAAGGATGGACATTGCTTGCTCAGCACAAGTACATTCAGATCGCAGGGAAAGAAAAGATTGGGGGGGCTTTTGTGGGCTACAGAGCAGAAGTAAACACCAATAAGGTAAATGTCCGTAAAGGCCCAGGTACTAGCTGCGGTCGAATCGGACAGCTTAATCAGGGGGATATTGTCCTGGTTGAAGATGTCCAGGGCGATTGGTCCCAGACAGATGAAGGATGGATCATGAATAAGTATCTGACTTCACTCGATGAGAAGCTTGAATTCGATGAACCGAGTGAAGGCAATGATTACGCCGGACAGGTGACAACTACACTCGCCAATGAGGACGGGCAGTACATCGTATTGCTTGGGTCATGGCGTGTCGCTCTGGATTAGGGGGTGATGACATGACACCAGAGGTACAGATTGCAGCAATAAGTCTGCTTGGATCAGCAATCGTAGGAGTTGTCTCCTACTTCGCGAACCGCAAGGGTGCAGAAGTAGGTGCACAGAAAAACTTTGAAATGGTTGACTACAGATTGCGAAAGCTTGAAGAACAAGTGGGTAAGCACAACCAGATCGTCGAACGTACGTTTGATCTGGAGGGACGAATGAGGGAAGCGGAACATGATATCCGCGATTTGAAGGGGGTACAGTAAATGACTGACTTTATTAAAGCAATGGGCATCCGTGCAATCCGTACGTTTGCTCAGACGTTTGTAGCATCCATTGGTACTGGAGCGCTTCTATCTCAGGTAGACTGGCGTGCAGTACTCAGCGCATCGACTCTTGCAGCGATGCTGTCAGTAGCAACGAGTATTGCTACGGGACTCCCTGAAGTAGATAAGTAATGGAGGGGCCTATGGCTGAAGCTAATAAGAAAAAGACTACGGATACACAGAGTCTCGGACTGGGTACGGCAAACGCTGAATCAACGGGACCTGTAACATCCGATATGAATGCCTTGACACAGGCATTACAGCGACAGTATGAAAACTCGCAGTATACGGCACGGACTGCGGAAGAGCGACAGTCACAGGCCGAATTGCAGTACCAGACATATTATGATCAGTTGCGGAGGGCGGCACAGAATGAATCGGATTCAGATGTGCTTGCTCTCCAGCAGCAGAAGGCAGGACTTCAGGCGAGCTATGACAGGCAGCGGGAGGACCAGACCAGAAACTTCTCGCAGGCTTATTCGCAGGCTGACCGACAGCTGCTTTCCCGTGGCATGCAGAGATCTTCCTATGCGCTCAATAGTCTTAGCAATATAGCGATGGACAATGCCAGGGCGCAGCGTGATATCTCCGAAGCGCAGACGGGAGCTGAAGCGAACATCGATGAACAGATTCGCCAGAATCAGACACAGCTTGCGAAGAATCTCGCCGGGTATGACGCTGATCAGGCGAAGGATATCATGTCGCGAGTCAATGAATTGGAGTCGGAAGATTACAATCGTGAAGTGGCTGCAGCTGAACGTCAGACAAATATTGCGAATCAGCTTTATCAGAACATGTATCAGCAGCAGCGTGATACAGTATCTGATGCACAGTGGCTTGCACAGCTTAACGAGAACATCCGGCAGTACAACATTACGAACAAGGTTAAGGATAATAAAGACGGTACCATTCCTGGCATCGTCACCGGTACGGGGGTTAATACTCCTGCGAACACTTACTATTCAGCAAATTATTCTAACACAAAGAATAAGAACAACGGTAAGAAGAAATCTTCCAGCTCCGGCAGCTCTTCCAGTGACAGTAACAATAACCATAATAACAATAATAACAATAACAACACGGGAAGCAGTTTTGACAACTATGGGTCCAGCAGTTCTGGATCGAGTATTTCCAGCAGTTCTTCCAGCAGCTCCAGTAGCAGTTCTTCTTCAGCATCTGGCAGGAAGTGGAACACGATCACATCAAGCATTTACATTAAGTAAGGAGAGATAATATGGCAATATATGATCTGCCTTCCAGTTCCAATTCGCGCACCAGAAATACGGGACGCAATAATACCAGAAGAGATGACGATGATGATGACGAGGAGAAACACGAACACGAAGAGGAACACCATACAGTAGACAAACCAAAGGAAACTGTCGAACAGAAAAAAGAGAAGTCTGCAACACAGAAGTACCTGTACAAGACTACGCAAGAGAAGTCTGAACCGAATGCTTCCAGTACGAAGGATGATATAGTTTCCGATACGTATCAGAAGATGTACAACATCCATACGGCGTATAGCAATGGTGAGATGGACCAGGAGCAGTACATTGGATTAATGCGTGAAGGATATCCGAGACTGCAGCACGCTTACGATGGAACCAATTCGAATGCTGCTGATTATCTTGCACGTAACTTCGGACTGGATTCGGTAACGGAAGATTTCCTGTGGCATCCTGATTGGGAATCTTATCTGCAGAACAATCTGAATTGGAGCAATAAATCAAATACTGGCAATCCATCAGCGCCAAGAGGCAAGGCACCAAGAGATGGCGATCCGAAATGGATCGCCTATATGGTCTATCAAGCACGACAGCGTGAGAGTGATACGCAGGCTGCGGAACAGCAGTATGAAATGCTTCGGGATGAAGTATCTTATCTCGCCGGACGTAATGATCTGAATCTGTCTCCGGATGAAATCAAGGCAAGGCTACACTGGGAACGGTATCCAATGCTGACCAGGATGGATGAACAGGCATCGATAGGCAGTCCATTATCTTTTAATCGCTCTATTGGATATTCCCGTGATTACATCGACGGTATGATATGGGCTGCGCGGAATGACGGCGGCAGCGGTGAGGATCTGGCCGATACCATGTACTACTATGGTGGTGCCGGCAAGCAGTATGAACGGAATGAAGAAGTACACGAAAAGCTGAATCCTGCCAGTGAGAAGTACTCGCCTTATTCTGTGGCTTCGACCATGTATGATGAGTGCCAGTACTTCGGTGTTGACCATTTCGATCAGGGATGGCTTGATGACAATCGTGATCTGATGGGCTCTCCTGTCGAGGAAGAGCGCCGGATGTATCGGGATATTGAAGAAGCCGTCAAGCTGACAGAACAGTGTCAGCAGGAATTAAACGGTGAGGATGGACTCTATGCCAGTATCGAGGATGATCTTGCATGGATGGAAGATCTGACTCCGGAAGAGCTGGATGAAGAGATTGATTCCCTGATTTCCCAGTATCCGGGATTGAAAAAGCTGGATGCTCAAATGCGTAAAGGCGTATTGGCAAGTACAGCATCGCCTATTGATTTCTCGCGCAACGATCTGAAGCAGCGCATTGAAAAACGTCTCGAGGAAGTAAAGCAGCAGAATGATGCCAGAGAAGAAAGCAACTTTCTGGCGAATCTCTTCTCCGGATTCCGGCCACAGGACGAGAAACAACCGACACAGCCAACAGCGGAGAAAGAACGTCAGGGGAGCCGTTGGGTCAGTGAACACGCAACAAGACCAGATGACTCTGAAGCTTTCGCAACAGTGCAATATCAATCTGGCGGGATTACTGTGACTCGTAAATTTCTGCCTTTGTGGGGCAGCTTTACGCTTGAGGATGGTACCAAGACAACACCGGAACAGAGACAGCGTAATCGTGACAAGAAGAATGCAGTTAAGGTATTAGACAAGTACTATACGCCTAATGAAAAAACGCACTTCAATACAACGGCAGGCATTGATATCGAGCGCGTATACGATATGGGCTTGAAGCTTGCTACTGGCAAGGTGGATAAAGAAACTGCATTCAATGAATCATTCAAAGCAACAACGGCATATGCAGGCGCGTATTATGCGGATGCAGCCAATAAGATAGATGAATATGAAGTGCTCCAGGAAGAACAGCGGGAACGGATTCGGGAGATTGTGAGACTCCAGGCACATCCGGAGATGGATGAAATGATCCGTGAGGGCGTAAGTGCTGTCCGCGCTGACTGGGATAAAATGAGCGGTGAAATGGAGCAGTACCGGCAGGCCATGGAGAATAACCCTCCGGATTCTGATTAGTACGTTTCAGCCATGGCTGGCATGGAGGACCTCCAACAGCGCATGCAGACTCTTTATCCCAATGGTGCTCCGGATGATACAGAGGGCTATAGGCGCTCTGATCAGCTCCGTGATCAAATGAAGATGGCAAGGCGCGATCTGGATCGGATGGCCACAGATTACAATTACGCCAAGGAACAAATTGAATGCGTAGAGCGCAATTTTAATATTTCCTTTGAGTTGGGCGGATATACCAACGGACCAGAGATTACCAATAAGATACTGGGGAATGTCCGCGCTTTCAATGAAGCAACGAAGGATTCAATGCCTAAATTCTCTCCATTCGGAATTGTGGATTCATACGCACAAGCCTATCCGGAGGATGCAACACCAAAGAAACTGGAACAGCTTAACGCCTATATCGCCACAGCGACGGACAGCAAGCTGTCAGAGCTGGATGCATGGGAGTCATGGCTCAATGATATGGGCATGAATTCCAGAAAGACTCAGGGACAGATCGAGCGCACCCGGGATATGCTCAAGCACCAGAAGAAAATGTGTGAATATGTAGGCCTTCGTTTTAATGGTGATTTTGATGCCGTTCTTAAGGATCCAATTGTAAACATTCTTACCCACATGACACCGCGTTCCCCAAATGATGAAACAGGCGCATCACCACTTACAGATATAGAGAAGCGGACCTATGCATATCTCTATAAGACAAAGGGTGAAGACGCCGCCTGGGAATTCTATCTAACGTTGGATGATCCCACATGGGGCTTCCTTGAGACCAGAAGAGGACAGGCGTTCTCCGAATGGGCTGATACATTCACGAAAGAGATGAGCCAGTCAGCACTCGGTATCGCAGGTACAAGTGTTGCTGATGTACTTCTTACTCCTCTGAATGCTATGGGATCCTTCTACACATTAGGTACTCAGGGCCTTGCCATGGTAGATAATGCGATCTATGGGTACTCCAAGCATTACGTAAATCCATACTCTCCGGAATTCAATACACAGATTCTGACGTCGTACATTAAGCAGTACGACAGAGGAGCCATTGTGGATTGGGCAGACAAGACAAGTAAAGGCAATGAGGCGATTAAATTCCTCGCTGGTGCTGCGTATGATGCGGCAGTATCCGGTGGCGAATCAGCAGTTACCGGTCTTATCGGTGGCGCATTGTCTCAGTCTGTTCTGGGTGAGAAGTCGCTGGATACTCTCCTGGGAAAATTCCTTGGCGCTGTGCCGATGGGCCTTCCTTCCTATGGTGCAGGGTACCGTGAAGGATGGATGCAGAGCGGCGGTGATGAGGGGAAAGCAACTGCCAAAGGTATCCTGTCTTTCGCCGCTGAAACTTTGACGGAGACCATTGAAGTTGGCGATGTCATGGATGCCTACAATCACGGTTCCCTGACAGAATTCTTAAATAATAAGAAATGGTGGCAGGCTCTGCAGGTGGACGATACCGTCGGCGAAGGATTGTCTGAAGCAATTACAGCAATCGGTGATGACTGGATCATGGGCAAGGCCAGTGATGCCAGACAGAACATAGATGCCTTGATGGCTGCGGGCTACTCTCCCGAAGAGGCCAGAACAAAAGTTGAAAATGATTTCTGGGAAACTGTGTTGACTGCTGCCTTCATCGGCGGGCTCTCTGCAAATATGTCCGCAGCTACTGGCGCGGCATTCGGCAAAGTGTCGCAGAACATGCAGCGTACCAGATCGATCAATTCCCTCACGCAGCGGCTGATAGATCTGGGAATGAATCCTGATGTTGCCAGGAGAATTGCTGAGTTTGCGGTGGATAATAAGTTACAAGATGTACAGGGACCACCGGAAAATGCACAGAATAGGGCAACACAAGAAGATGTGCAGGAGTCTGAAGCTGAGACTGAAACCGAACCGGAACAACAGCCATTTCAGGTAATGTCCGCTGAGGATGTCCGAAGGATTAAGGAACAGCAACAGCAACAGGAAACGCTCGAACAGATCGCGAATGAATACGCAAACAACGGAACTGCCGGTGAGCGGAAGGCAAAGACATTGTTTCAGCGTCTCCTTGGTATGGAGAAGCAGGGGCCCGTTCAGCAGATGCAGTCTCAATTGGCTGCTGATCGCCTACTCCCCGGTGGGCTGGAAGGTTCCGGGAAACGCAGCAGTGCCGCTGTCCAACTCAATTCCCTGTATCGCAATGCTGCCAAAGCAGGCATCTCCTCCGATGTGCTGGGCAATGCATTGATTCAGGCATCGCTGGGTAATGGACTGGCCAACGAAATACTCGCTGAGATTTCAGCAAATAATGATTTCAGTGCTGAGAATGTCCAGTTGTTAGTAGATGCTGCCCAGGAGGATATGGCGAATGAATCCGTACAGGAGACAATCCGTACGGAGACAAGGAACGCCATGATTGAAACTGCTGTTGAAACGGAAATCAACAGCGGTGAAGTGGCTGCACAGATTGACAGCATGCAAGCCGAAGTTGACGCTCGGATGGAAGAAGCCAGGAACAAAAAAGGAAGCAAGGATCTGCGGGCTGAAATCATGCGCGAAGCGGAAGCATTCGCTTCGGATATGCAGCAGAGCATTGCAGATTTCATTCACGAAACAAGACTGCAGATAATCGAGCGTATTTCGCCTCAGATCGACGCCGCGCTTGAGGAGACCAATCCATCTACTGATACTGCGACTACCCCGCAAAATGAAAATTTGAGCGCTCATCCGTTGTCTCTGGCGAATGCTGCTGATGACATGAAGAATGCTATCCTTGCGCTTGGGCGGCAGACGGCAAAGAGTCTCAAGTCTACGGTAAAATCTGTGGTGGAAAGCGTGTTATCTGCACATGTGGATTCGACAGATGTTCAGGGCCAGGCATTAGTTGATGCGGCATCAACGGATATCGCGCAGGATCTCCACAAGCCGGGCGGGATCTATGACTTGTATGTCGCAGCCGCTCGAAATGGTGTGCCATTGGCCGTGCTCAATAATGCTCTAGTCACAGCCTACACTGGCAATGGGCGTGCTCAAGTTGTCCTGGACAACATCATAAAGACTGGTGCCCATGACATATCGAATGCTACGATTCAGGATCTCCTTCAGGCTACTGCAGAAGATATGGCTGATCCGCAGATACAGGCCATACAGGAGCAGGTAGCTATAGATACGCTGGCTAAAAACGCCATGTTGGAATCGCTTCCGGGAATCATGGAAGAGACAGAATCCGTACGTCAGGCCGATGAACAGGCCCAGCAGAAAGTCGAAGATCTGCAGGAGCAGGTATCAGATCTGGAAGCACGGGCAGAGGAAGCTACAAAGAATCTGGAATCGACGAATGAAGCTTTCCTCGCAGATCCAATGGATTCTGTACGCCAGGGCGATGTCCAACACTCTGTTGCCGAAGTCGAAAAGCTTCAGACAAAACTCCAGGATAAACAAGCCGAGTTGGAAACTGCGCAGGCTGAACAGGCAGAGACTGCAAAGCGTAGAGAATCCGCAGAACAGGCCGCAGTTGAGAATTCCAGAGCGCAGGCCATGAAGCAGGCGCAGCAGGCGATTGCGGAAGATAAGCAGAACAAACAATCTGCCAGAGAAGAAAACGCCAGGGCTAACGTTGTGGAAGGGAACAAAGGAACCGTAACAACGGAACCTGGTGGAGATCCCATCACATTCCATTGGGCACTCGTAGAAGACGATGGATTGATTGCCAGCAATGACACTGTGGGAAACGTCAATGAAGCATATCCACAGGAATTACAGCCGCGCGACAGGACCAGAGAAGCAAGCCAGGAACAAATCCATAGCATGGCAAAAAAGCTGTCACCAGCAGATCTGGGTAACAGCGCACAAGTACAGCAGGGAGCACCCACTGTAGGACCTGATTATGTAGTTGAATCCGGCAATGGAAGAGTCTCAGCGATTCGTTTCGCAAGACAGCAAGGCTATGAATCGGCACAGAATTATTATAATTGGCTAAAAGAAAACGCTGCTTCCTTTGGTCTGGATCCGGAATCAGTAACTCCCAATTCTGTATTGGTCCGTGTTCGCGAATCAGAAGTGGACCGGCAGAAGTTTGTGAAGGATAGCAATGTATCGAATACTGCAAGCTATAGCGATTCGGAATACGCAAAGTCTGACGCTGAGAAACTTCTGGCAACAGATCTTATGAATCTCTTTGAATTGGATCAGAGCGGAAAAATAAACAGCAGAGCTAATCATGATTTCGTTACCAGATTCATGAGTGAAATAATCCCCGATAATGAACGTGGCGCATACGTACAATCCGATGGCACATTGAATCAAGCGGGAATATCTCGTATTGCAAATGCAATCTTCATGGCCGCATACAACAACACAAACCTGATGAATGCATACGCTGAATCTACGGATGAAAACGTAAAGACAATGTTCAACGCCATGATGGCAATTGCTCCAAAGGTTGTAACAATCAAAAAGGGAATTCAGAATGGTGAATTCTATGATATTGATATTAGCCAGGATCTGGCGCAGGCTGCTGAAAGCTATAGGAATCTAAGGAGACAAGGCATACCATTAAATGAATATCTCCAGCAGATTAAAATAGATCCTTCCATGGAAGAGTCTGACACTGCCAAGCTATTCATGGAACTATTCGATGAGAATAAGAGAAGCGGGAAGAAAACGACAGCAGCATTGAATGATATCGTTGAAACAATTATCAGTTACGGCAATCCTAATCAGATATCTTTCTTTAGTGATTCTGTGGTTCCGGACAAATACACATTGGTCAGTGAAGCAATGAATCGTACAGAACAGGCACAGCAGCGGGAAGAAGCTACAGGTACTGAGGACACAAAACTTTCTGCCGATACGATTGAAAACGCTGCCGATACGATAGCAGAACAAACAGCAGAGAGATTGGGAATCACAGATGAGGACCAGATTGCACAACTGAAACAGCGTGTGCGTGAACGGTATCAGGAGAGACTCGAGAAGGCAAAAGCACAGTATGATACGCAGCGCGAAATGTTACGTGAACGCAATAAGCGAATCATAAATACAGTCGCTGACAGATTCGGATATAAAGTCGAATTCGTCGATATGGATAATCAGATTGAAGGTATGACGAATCCGGACAGCGATTCCAAGACCATCTATATCGACTCTTCTCTGTCGGAATCTGAACAGCTCAAGCGTGTTCTCTTCCATGAACTCACCCATAACATTGAAAGCACGGAAGAATACCAGGCGATACAGGACGCAATCATTACCCAGAGATACGGCACAACCTATCAGGATGCTCTAGATCGCAGAGCACGCGGGATAATGACAGCTATGGACAATGAGCTGCTGGCAGATATTACGGCGAAACAGGAAGCATACAAGGGGAAACAGAAGCTGTCACCTGAAGATGCTATAAAAGAAATCACGGCAGATCTGACAGGGAATCTCTTGTATGGAGACGAGAACGCTATCAATTCCTTGTGTCAGACGAAGCCATCAATTGGTCAGCGCATCCTGAATTTCATCAAGAGTATTATTGATAAGCTGCGCGGTACTAATGTCAACCTCAGTACACTTGAAAATACGCGCAATCTATTTGAACAGGCACTTGCTAAAACAAACCCCGTTGATCTTACACAAACTGGCGCGACAATTATTATCCCTGCAGATATCGGAACGCAGGCCGGTAAGAATGGATACTTCTATTCTGAAAATCCAAGTGATATGCACTCAGAATTCAAATTTTCAATGCCGAGCGAACGGAACACAGATGACTTGATCGACCGTCTGATAGACCAGGATTTGCGCCGCAGATCTTCAGAACGGACCACAAGAGAACAAGCGGATGATTCTGTAGCTATGCGGGCTGCGCTTGATATGATCTCCCTGGGGAACCCGAAACCGACAGGATCGGAAAGCCTTGCTCAAAGATATAATCATTTTGAACAAGCTGTGTTTGATCGTACGGCAGCACTCAAGGGAGTATCAAACGAAATACGCAGAACGTACGGTAATCTTTACAGTCCTACTATTGATCCTCGGACCATGGCACTGCAGCGCGAATCTTATACGCACAATATGACAGAGATGTGCTTGTACGATACATTGGTAGACTACCATGGAAATGTTGTCAGCAAGCAAGACGGCACGCCTTATGGCCCATATGAGCAATTTACAAGGCAGGTAGGCCGTGAAAATGAAGCTGAATTCAATGCCTTCCTCCTCGCCAACTATGCTGTAGAACGTGAACAGCACAGGAAACCATTATGGGAAGAGTACCCGGAGAATTATGATCCTCGCGAAGTAATCAGGGAAACTCTGGAACGGCATAATGATTGGGATAAAATCCGGAAGGATATGGCAGAATGGAATACTGCATTCATGCAGCACCATTTGGTTGACACTGGTATTCTTAGTCAGGCTGCGTTGGACAAGATGCGTGCTGATTATCCTTCTTACATTCCGATTCAATTGGCACAGGTGCCGACAGATCCATTGAATCCGAATCCGCAAGGCAGGCCATTTACTCAGCAGCATTTACAATTCGCAGGAACCAATGAATCGGGACAGCTATTCAATCCTCTCTTAGCATGGGTCGGACAGATTGAAAGCTATATCTATCAGTCTGCGAATTTTCAGACCATGCAGGCTTTGGGTCGTGCGTTTGATGAGTTTGGCTATCTGATGGGCGCAGAACATATCGAAACGACGAATGGGCCTACTGTATCTCAGGATGAGGATGGACAGGCATTGATTAATGATCCCATTGGAATTCTGGATGCGAATTCTTCCTTCCAGTATTTCACAAAAGATAATACGCACGGATACGACATTGTGAACATCCCACAATCTGATGGTACCGTAAAGAAATACAGAGTAGATGACTACCATATTATCAAAGCCATAGCTCCGGCAATGCCGTTACATATGGGACCATTAGCTAAAGCAGTGCGCAATCTAACTGCATTCATGCAGCGGATGAACACGGCAATGTCAATCCCATTCACTGGCCAAAACTTTATGTCTGACGGGCAGACAGCCATGATCACCGGCAATACTGGCGGGAATTATTTCTCCTACCATTTCGGGCGTGTGCTTTCATTGCTTGATCTGATCGCCCAGAAGGGTAAAGAATCAAAAGGGCAGGATACTTCCGAAACCTACAGGCTATTCAAAATGTTCGGCGAGATGGGAAGTCGATATTCTCTGCATGATAATAAAACTCAGAAAGAGATTCGTAATGAGCTCTATGGCAGGGAAAAACTCAGGGATACATGGAAGCGTAACAAAGTAGAGACGATTGCAGATCTGGCGAAACTTATCGTCGGGAAACCATTCGAGAAGATTTCTGAATTATCTGACTTGCTTGAGGATGCGTCACGATACAATGAATTCAAATCGCACCAGGAGAATCTTGATACTTACGAAGGACGGATCGAGGCAGGCAAAGCAGCGCGTGAAGTAACTGTTGATTTCTCTAAATCCGGAACGCTTGCAGACACTGACT